GAATTTCAGCCGAAGATGATATGAGAATTCAGCAAAAGACGGCTAAAGTATTTTCAGGAGATTTTTACGGCTACATTCCTTATTTATCTGTGATAGAAATAAATAATATTGTTGGAAAATTTATGTTTATTGAATATTTTTACGACACTGAAAATAATATCACAACAGGTAAGTTACAACAGTTTTTTACCAATGAGTTGCCAGATTTAAAATATCTGTTGACTTTCGATTATGGCAAAACCGTCAAACCAACAATTACTTCATAATTTTTTATTACCTTTGAAATATGGATTTCATAAACGGAGAAGATCGGATTTTATACATAAAATACAACGGTGTTTATATGCCTGTTGGATGTTTGACTGGAAACGGTATTACCGAAGATGTAGAGATGATTGACACGACAACCAGAGACAATAAGGGTTGGAAAACTCAAAAGCCTTTAGTTCAAAGTTATTCTGTTTCTTTTTCTGGTGTACAAATAAATACGACTGTTGTAGGTGGTAATTTTGGAATAGCTAGCTATGATAAATTAGTCACTTTAAAAAGAAACAAATTGCTTTTAGAATGGAAGCTACAAGGTTCTAAATATCCAGTTGTTGACTATGGTTTTGCTCATATTACCACTATAGAATCATCCGAAAATGTTGGGGAATTTATGAGTTTTTCAGGAACTTTACAAGGGTTTGGAATACCTTTAACAACGAGTTTAGGTACAACTTTGTTAAACAACGGAGACCCTAACACGGTTATTCAAACAAACGCAAGCGGAAATGAATTATTAAGAACAGGAAAATTTTAAAACATGGCTATAAATCCAGCTTTAATAAATACGGTACAGGTAAAAGATTTACCGCCTAATCCGATTTCGCTTACAGATAATTTTGTTCACGAAGTTGGAAATACATTGTCTAGGTCAACTATTCAGGAATTAGTTGATTTTATAAGAAGTCAGTCTTCTGCACAACCTTTTGAAATTAAGTACGTAAGAGCACCTGATTATCAATATATTTTAGATAATTTTGATATGACACCGGGCGCAACACAAGGACTAGGTATTGTAGGTGGTCTATGGGAAGGATGGGCGATATTTAACGGAAACAACGGAACAGACAATCTAGACGGACAAACTTTAATAGGATTCGGAGCAAATTACGCAACAGTAGGGCAATTTGTCGGAAGTGCAGACGCAGTAGTCGTAGAGCATAGCCACAAAATCGGCGATCAGTCAGGAAGTTCAGGGAGCGGAACAACAAACGTACGATACATCGGTAAGGAAATAGAATCCAACTCTTTAGGAATTCCATATACAGACACTACTGGTGTATCAGGAGTTGGAAAAAACATACAGCCGTCTATGGTTATACTAATGATTATGAAATTACCATGATAGATCCAAATGCAATAACAACAGTAAAAGTAGGCGATTTACCATCGGCTGATTTTAATTTAACCGATAATATTCCTCACGAAATTGGAGGAGATTTAAAAAGAGGGACTGGTCAGCAATTAGCTGATTTAATTGCTAACTACATAGGCACTTCTTCTAGTTTAGCGTTTAATCCAACAACCGTTGCAAGTGGTAGCACTTTACCCGCAACCACTACCAACGAATGGATTTTAGTGGGCAAAGGAACTTTTCAAAATGTAGGAGGTGGCTTAAATATTACTACTACAGAAGAATTGAATGCGCTTACCTCTAACGGTACTTATTGGAGTTTAGCGGTTGAAATACCTATCGATGTATCTTTGGCTGGAATAACACAAAACATTCGTTCAGGATACACGCAAACAGTTCCTAGCGAAGACGCTATATTTAGAGCGTTACAATTGATTTCTAATTCTATACCGTCAGCTACTATAGTTACTTCAATTCGCTACGCTGGACTAGGTCAGGATTACGAGTTACCAACTGGAGCGATCGCTTTTCAAGGATTCATAAATGAAGCCGTACAATTTCCAGAAGATATTAATTTCTTGACAGACGCAAACACATTCACGCAGTCGGGCACTACGGTTACTTTTCTTAAAACAATAACGGCAGGGCAAAGAATTAGGATTCAGTATTATTTATAACAAATCTAATTCCAAATAAGCAACACTCTCATAATCGGGGGTGTTTTTTTTTTGTTTTCGTACGATTTATTTCGTACGTTTGTGCTTTAATAATACTAAAAATTATAAAATTATGGCGACAAAAAATGGAATTGGATATTCTCCACTATTAGACAAAGTTTATTTAGGCAAGCAGAATTCTGCACGCGGTGTATGGACGGGCGACAAGCAAGACATCACTAATCAGTTTATAGCTGTTTCTTTTGCTTATTTTGAAGAAAACACAATTAGAAGTATTGGAAGTTCTGACGGGAAAGAGAATCTTTTTATCAATGTAAAAAATGATAAAGCAGGAATTGAAAAGATAATTAAAAATCTTAATAATCGATTAACGAAATTATAAATGAAACAATCAAAAAACGGCAAAGTTCAAATAAGCGTGCAATGCCATCCTGATAAAAAAGTTATCAAAGAAGTCAGGGAATACGCAAAACAAAGAACAATTGAACAACTAAAAAAAGAAGAGAAATTATGAAAAAGCCAACATTAGAAGAAGTTAAGGAAAAATTTAAGGATGCGGAAATTGTAGAGTCATTGCACACTGGCTGGACAGGCAAAATAAATATCAAAACAATTAGGTACGACACAATTCAATGCGGGTTTATTATTTGCGATTGCGACAATGAATGCGGAGTTACAACATTGTGGGGTATAGAAAAAGGCTACGCAAAAATACTAACCTACAAAACGCCTAAATTTGAGATTACAAAGGAGCAGATATGGGATATAGATAATTTCGGATATTCAAAAGTGCGAGAATGGTTTCCAGAGGCTTTTAAAAAGGAGTTATGTAAAAACTATACAGGATGGGTAAAGACAAACGAGTCATTGTGTGCTAATTGGTTAATGTATTTTGAAAACGGGATGCAGAAATACGGCTTTGACGCTGCTAATAATTTTATCACAATAGAAACAAACGAGTCATTGTGTGGTAATGAATACGAAGCCACCCCACAAGAAGTTGAATCTGCTTTGATTGGGGAGTGGAATAAAAGAGGTGGTAAAGTTGGAGTTTTAGTGGATAAAAGTTTTAATTTTTTTTATGGCATAGAAAACAGTATGGTTACTACAGATAATTTCAACTTTGATTCAGACGGTAGTTTTGCTGTTAAGTCAGATAATGGGTTTCATATATGTTTAATGAGAGACGGCATCTGGGCAACCATCATCGAAACCATCACAATACAAGAAGCCGAGAAACTTTTAAAAGAGCAAGGAATTAATGTAAAAATTGATATAGTATGAAAAATTTAATATCGATAGCGAAGCACTCGGATTGGTTGGAAAATAAAGGAGATTTGAACGACTCTCAAAAATGGCAACTACACAGACAACGTGTAGAATTCGGAAAACAACCCCTAGAAATATGGCAATTCGTGCCGTGCAAGTTGGTTGACGGGGTTTGGGTGGTTTTGGAAGAGCCTCATAGAAACGAACAAGACACGTGGTTGTGGGCGGAATACAAACAAGCAAAAGAACGTTGCTTGTTTGAGGGGTTTAAAAAAGTAGTAAGAAATGATGTCAATTTGATTTTGCATTCTGGATTTTGTTTAATAGAATATAATTTAGGACACTTTGGATTTTACGATAAAAGTAAATCTATAAAAACAATCGAAGATCTCGTAAAATATAATCTTGAACTAACCCCAACCGCATAAAAACAAATCGGATTATGAAATATACTAAAGCTACGGAATGTGATTTTTGTGGTCATATTCAAGTTACAACCAGCAAAAAAACTTTCAAATCTTGGTTTAAATCTATTGGTTGGTTTCAAAGTATTAACGGAAACGGTACGACTAATGAATTTTGTTCCAAGGAGTGTTTAGAAAACAATAAAGAGGATGTAAAACAACAACTATCACTATGAAAAACCTAAAACAAATAGTATCAGAAATTAAAGGCTATCCCGTAACAATGGAAGAAGCCTTGAAAATGGCAGAAAATAACTTCGGGCAAATATACGCTTGGGTTAAGGCTGATGTGGTTGAGAAATTGTTGGAAGAGAAAATAATTAGTAAAAAAATGTAAGGATGAAAAAAATAGAAAGAAATAAAGAAAAAATTGTAAAGCTTCTAAATGAAAATATTGATTTAGAGTACAATTTAAGATTAAAAAGTTTTACTAGATTTTCAAAAACTATAAGACAAATAGGCACAAAAAAAGAACCTAAAGAAGTTTTAATAAAACTAGGTCATTGGTTTGAGTGGTTTTATGACGAAGATTTTCCAAACGATAAAAAACACGCTGTAAAAATCGAAAGAAGCGAGATTTGTGAAATAGATGGTCAAAAAAGCAATCATTGGAATAAAATAAAATATTATACAATTGACGATCTTTAATTTAAAATTCCCTATTCGAAAGTTTAGGGAATTTTTGTTTGTTGTATTGAAAAAATTATTATATTTACAGTCACTATTTAAAACACTAAAAAAACTTTAGTTTTAATTAAAAATTTAGAAATTATGAAGTAGCTACAATTCACAATCGAAATTCAAAACCACAATTTTACTATTGTGGTTTTTTTTATTTATATTTACCGTAAAATTCAAACTATGAAAAAACTAATATTATTTTTACTGTTACCACTTTGGATGGTAGCGCAAACCAGCACGGGACAGGAACAAGAATTCGATTACGGGATCAAAAACAATTCCACGCAAACAATCACAACGCCACCATTTCTAGGTACATTCGGAACGGACGGGACACAAGGAAAAATCCCATCCGCTTACATAGCAACTACACAAGCGATGAATGATAGTTTAGCCAAAAAACTAAACATATCCGACCTACCAGCCAACTTAACACTATATCCAACAACCACAGCGAGTGACGTTAGTGGGTATGTTGTTTTGGTAAAAGATATTCACGACCCACGATACAATTCTACAGCGGTAGATGTTAGCACACCAGCAATTACAGGTACTGCACAATTGATTTCGCAAAGGATTTCAGATGCTGGGGTTTTAACTGGAAATCCTGGTGTTTTTAATGTCACGACTTTTGGCAATATTCGAAAATTAAGTGGTTCGGGTACAGCGCAGTTTTACTTCGAGGTTTACCATAGAGATAGCGCAGGAACAGAAACTTTGATTTGTACTTCCAGTGTAAGTGGAGAAGTTGTTAACGGAACTTATGCGGAATTTTCTGCTTCGGGTGTTTGGAATAATGGCGCATTCGATAGCACGGATAGAATTGTAATAAAAACCTACGCCAACCGTATTAGTGGCGGTTCTGACCCTGTTTATCAATTACAGTTTGGGGGAAACGAGCCAGTTCGAACAGTTTTGCCTGTATCGTTTACAGTTTTGGCTGGGGAGTAT